CTAAAAAGCAATATCCGCAAGCAGTCGCAGGCATCCCATCAAACCCAACCGTAGGGCAGACTTATACTATTTCAGCCTTCAGGCATACTTATAGTTGCAGCATCGTGCCAGATGCTACGGTAGCAACATGGTTTATTGATGGCGATAACATTGTCGTTATCTTTGATTTCCACAAAGTATCTGCGCTTTCATCTATGCCAATGCCTGCTTTCTGTGACGGAAAAACAATAACAATAGCATCTTCAAGCGGCGTTGATGTTTTTTCAACTATAGTAAATAACACAATTGACGTAGCATCAACAACCACGAAAGGCTATGCAATATTAATTTTATCTTGATTTAAATAAACGGACTGTGACGAACACAGGAACCTTAAAGGGTTATATAAAATGTCAGAAGAATTAGAACAAATTAGCGAAGAACTCGCGCCAGAACTTGAATCCACTGTTGATGAACAAGTGTCTGAAGAAGTTACAGAAGAACAGGAAAAAAGATTTAGCCAAGACGAGCTAGATCGAGCAATTAGCAAGCGCTTAGCAAGAGAACAAAGAAAGTGGGAACGTGAACAGACCCAGAAGATGCAGGAATTACCTGTTGCTGAAGTAGACCCTTTACAGTATGAAACCAATGAGCAATACGCATTGGCTTTAGCTGAAAAGATGATCGAACAACGTGAGCAGGCTAAGCAGAATGCAGATCTTTTGGAAACGTATCACGACCGTGAGGAAGACGCCCGGGCCAAATATGATGACTTCGAGCAAGTCGCCTATAACCCAAGGCTTACTGTCACGGATGCGATGGCACAAGCCATACAGGCGGCTGATAATGGGCCAGATATTGCCTATCACTTAGGCAGCAACCCAAAAGAAGCTGAACGCATAGCCCGACTTTCACCACTCTTGCAGGCGAGAGAAATTGGCAAGATAGAAGCAAAGCTAGATGCTGCTCCTCCTGCCGTTAAACAAACAACACGAGCTCCACAGCCTATTAACCCTGTCGCGTCAAGGGGCAGCAATGCACCGGCTTATGATACTACTGATCCTCGCTCAGTTAAAACGATGAGCACATCAGAATGGATTGAAGCAGAAAGACAAAGACAAGTTAAGAAGTGGGAAGCTCAAAGAAGATAATTTTTTTTAATCAATTAACTGAGTAGGAGTATATAACTCGTAATCTGGAAAGTTCTTAGAAAGACAGCGTTTTCGGATAGTCATTTTTTTAATGCCTAGTTCGATACCGGCATGAGTAAAAGAGCGATAGATTACACCATTAACCCTGCATTGAGTATTTTTAGGATGATTTAGACTTTTAAGTTCTAATGATTCTTTTGAATGTGGGGCACGATGAAAGAAAGGTCTTTTTTTACCAATTAAAGCTGCTCTTTGCTTTTCTTTGGTTTCTTCTGATGTAACCTTTCCGAGTCTTGATTGGCGTATTTTTTCTTTCGCTTCTTCTGAGCAAGGTTGACGACCATTAGTTTCTTTATGTCTATCACCAAAATGTTCTTTTGGAGATAAACATTCAAGGTTTTCTGCTCTGTTATCATTTCTTATGCCATTTATATGATGCACATGTTTTTTAGTTATAGGTGTTTCTAACCAACATGAAGCAACAACACGGTGCATTAAGTAATCGCCTATAGTTAGATAGCCATCAGCTCTCTGTGTAGGTGTAAATGGCGCTAGCTTTTTAAGAACTTTTCCGCAAGCTGAAACGGCATATAAGTAGTTAAAGAATCTATATTCAATATTATCTATGATTATACTTTTCATTTTGTGCCTTGGTAGGGATGTTGTGAGTAATTATACTAACATTAAGTTAAGCAAAAGTAAAGGGTTAATATACCATGTCCAATAATTTGTTAACGATAGATATGATCACAAGAAAGTCTCTTGAGATCTTGGAAAATAATTTAGTACTAACTAGGAATTGCAATAGACAATATGATGACAGCTTCGCAGTAGAAGGCGCAAAGATTGGCTCAACCTTGCGTATTCGTCTACCTGATCGCGCACTCGTAACAGATGGCGCGGCTTTACAGGTACAGGACGACCAAGAGCAGTACACTACTTTAGCAGTCACAAACCAAAAACATATAGGCATTAACTTCACAACTGCCGAGTTGACCATGCAATTGGATGACTTCGCAGAACGTGTACTGAAACCTCGTATCAGTCAATTAGCATCGTCTATTGACGCTGATGTTGCTCAAACAGCATATAAAGGCTTGTTCAGCTCAGTAGGCACACCAGGAACTACGCCAGCTACATCTTTAGTATTGTTGCAAGCGCAACAAAAACTGAATGAATATGCAGCACCTATGCATCCTCGTTATGCAACTGTAAACCCAGCAGCTAACGCTGGTTTGGTTGAAGGAATGAAAGGCTTCTTTAATCCAAACCCAACTATCAGCGCGCAGTTTAAAAACGGCATGATGGGTGAGGGTGTATTGGGTTATGACGAGATCAATATGTCGCAATCAATCCCAGTTCATACAACTGGTGCTTGGGGAACGTCAATCACTTCAACCGGTACAATCGCTACTCAAGGCCAAGCAACACTACCAATCAGCTTTACTGGTGCGGCTCAAACATGGAAACAAGGCGATGTTTTCACTATTGCGAACGTGTTTTCGGTAAACCCGCAAACCCGTCAATCTACTGGTTCATTGCAGCAATTTGTTGTGACGGCCGATGTTCCATCATCAAGCGCAACAGCAACTTTGAGCATTTCTCCTCCAATCTATACCGCTACTCATGCTTTGGCGACTGTTGATAGCTTCCCACAAGCCGGTGCTGTTGTGACTATGCTGGGTTCTGCTTCAACTGGCTACAACCAAAACTTGGTTTACCATAAAGATGCCATCAGTTTTGCAACCGCTGACTTGTTGTTACCTCAAGGCGTGGATATGGCTTCACGTCAAAACCATAACGGCATTTCAATGCGTATTGTTCGTCAATATGACATTAACAATGACCGTATGCCTTGCCGTATTGACGTTCTCTATGGTGCAGCCGTTATTCGTCCGCAGCTTGGCGTTCGGATGTGGGGCTAGTTTTTAATTACTTATAGAGGATAAATATTATGGCACTTCCAAACACAGGCGGCGGTTATCAATTAGGTGATGGCAATCTTTTAGAGGTTACTTTCTTCGATCAACCAGCACCACAAACAGCGACAGCGACAGCAACTTTAACAGTGGCTCAAATCACTGGTGGTTTATTGGTAGGCAATCCAAGCACAAGCGCGGCAACCTATACTTTACCAACAGCGGTGGCTTTAGACGCTTTATTGGCTAATTTCAAGGTCGATAGTGCGTTTGATTTGAACATTGTTAACCTCGGTACATCTTCAGGCGTTATTACTGTCGCCGTAGGCGCTGGAATTACCTTAGTTGGCCTTGCTACTACCGCTATTACTTCGGCTGTTGGATCTTCATCTTGGTGGAGATTCAGAAAGACAGGTGCTGGAGCGTGGACTTTGTATCGTTTGGCTTAATTTATATTGGGGCGCTTGCGCCCCTCTTTTGAGGTTTTATTATGAGTAGAGATACAAAATCAATCGGCGTAGCCTTTAGGGATCAATTCCTTGAGAACTCAGAGCTTTTAAATTGTACACTGACCACGCCAACTATTGCAGGCGCAACGTTGACTACAACCACGTTAACATCGCCAACAATTACAACTCCAACCGTTACTGGAGGAACATTAACAAGCTCAACACTTACAACCCCAACAATTAACGGAGTGGTAAGCGGAACAGTAACAAGCCAAACTTTTACAGGCTTAACCACCACGACCGCAACCATTGACGGCGCTGTTATTACTGGTGCTGGCACATCTAATGTATTGACATTGCCTATTTCGGTAACGTCACATGTACCAGTTGCAATAAACGCAACAGCAACGGCAACGGCGGCACAGGTTGCAACTGGTTATATCACTTCAACATCAGCGGCGGCGACTACAATAACGCTTCCTACTGGCACGTTGTTGGGAGCCGCTTTGGGGGCTGTTCAAGGTACTGTTCATGACCTGTATATTGACAATACGGCAGGCGCTAATACGGTAACGATTGCCGTAGCGGTAAATGGTATATTGTCGGCATTGGCAGCAGCCGAAGCTGGCGGTTCTGGATTGCTAACCGTTCCAGCTGGTGTAACTGGACAAGCTCGTTTTACCTTGATGTTCTCAAGTGCAACAGCTTATACTTTTACTCGTACAGCATAGTAGTTTTATTTCCTCCATTCGTGTAAAATATGGGTGGAGGATTTATTTATGATAGAAATAAAAGACGAAGATAATGACGAAGGCATTGAGCATTATAAGTTCGATGGATCTGGTCGATTAATTCTTGA